CCCCGACTTAATCCAGTTACGAATAGTTGTTATGGACACTTGGAAGTATTTAGCAACCTCCGGCGTACCCACATATGGTGTTTCGGTATCGTTCATTTTTTCCTCACAGAGATGACGTACTCCGAGTCCACATTTAACCCCGCAGGTAATATATCAGGGTTCTCTTCTATGAACTGACGTACATTGGTTTGATTGAGACGTTTTTCAAAGAAGTCGGGAAGGTTATGATCCATAATGAACGCGTGCATAGAAGACCAATCGCTTGTCCAATACCGTTGCTTGATTGTACGATAGAATAACCCCGATGCTGTACGCACGCTATCCACGCCTTGATCTTTGCAATAATCTAACAAAGCACGTTTGATCTTATCTTGCTGTTCTGCAAGACTACCGTCTTCTTCTTTGAACTTGGCCGATATTTCTGAACGCTTTGCGCGTATCTTTGTATAGGCACCGACTAGCTTTTCGACAGGGATTGTCATAGCTGTTCTCCGTTTTATAGTTATGTTTATGACATATAGTAACTTATACTATCTAGTCAAGCAATTCTTTATATAAATCTATCATCGCTGTGTGTACGTTGATGCGCTCATCTAACATACGATAAATCCGCTTTTCCGCAGCGGACCCAGCCAGTTGAATTACAGTACACTTGTGCTTTTGACCTGCACGGTGGATACGTGCGTTGGCCTGTAGATATGTCTCAAGAGAAGATGTTGGTCCCCACCACACGATTGTATTCGCCGCCGTCAGTGTTACACCATGCGCCGCACTTTGAGGTTGTATAACCAGCACGCGAGGATCAGGGTCGCTTTGGAACCGTTGGAATATGTCCGTGCGACTACCCGCAGAAACATCTCCCCGTATGACCTCAGTAGTAACGCCGTCTTTGCGTAGCCTTTCGGTTAGCATATCTATCGTGTGCCTAAACGGTACGAACACCAAAACCTTTTGGCTGCTCTCGTCTATTGTTTCTTTGAGGGCTTGGTAACGGTTCTTAATATCGAACTCCACCGAGTCGCCATCATCGGTGTAGACTGCACCTGCACTGATCTGAAGTAGTTTGTTCATGTTGATCGCAGCATTTGCTGCTGTCACGGACTCGCCAGCTACTTCCATCATCATCTTCTTACGCAGAGTATCGTAATACTTCTTCTGTTGTGCGGTCATTTCGACAAAGCGTTTGCTGTAAATCATGTCGGGTAGGTCAAGGCATTCATCTTTGGTAAACCTGATCGCAGGTTGCAACGCTCGAAACACTGTGTCCTTGGAGTTTTCTTTCGGCTTGTAAGTGAACTGTGTCACCTTCCACATCACCATATCACGCCATGACCCAAAGAACCTCGGCACTGCCATGGGGTTGACTAACTTAGCTAGGCCATACGCATCGACAGGACTTTGCGCAGCGGGAGTACCCGTCATTAACCACAACCAATCGTTCTCACCGACCAGCTTGTTCAGTGTCTTCCATCGTTTAGTCTGCACGTTCTTGTAGTGCGTAGCCTCGTCAACGATAAACAAATCAAAACCGCCCTTGGCAATCTCATCGCTGACAACCTCGACCCCATCGTAGTTGATGATTACGAACTCTGCCCCACTGTTGATGATCTTCTTGCGCTTCTCTTTGCCACCGTGCGCCACATCCACTGTGCGGTGCATAGCAAAGGAGAACAAGTCTGCACGCCATGCACTGTCCATGATCGACAGCGGGCATATAACCAGCACGCGTTTAACCTTGCCTTGGGTCATAAGATAGTCTGCGGCCCAGATAGCCGATGCAGTCTTGCCCGTACCCTGCTCGTTAAAGCAGAATGACTTCTTGTTCATAGTCATAAAAGACGCCGTATCTTTCTGATGATCGAACGGCTTGTACTGTCCCGGCCAGTTATAGCGTTTAGTTATAGGTGACGGTACGTTTATATTTAATCCTTTTAGGGTGTGCGCTTCATCCACGCCCCAGTTAACGACGACTTCGTTCATTGGTAATTCCTTGCTTTTAGGGATTACTGCTGTGATTTGCTTAGGGTTACGAACCTTCAGCAGTATTGCTTTATCCCGTAGAATTTTCATGTTGTTCTCCGTGGTAGTGAGACACTACCGTTTCTTCTTCGGGCTGCTCATAGCCCCACCTGCTGCACGGTTCTTTTTGCGGCTTTGTACTTTTACACCGTCTTTATTTTTACCGCCCTTGCTCAAGGCTTTCTTGTGGGCAATGTCCTTGCCTTCTCGTTTGTCGGCCTTGCCGTTCTTGTTGGCATCTTTGCCCGTCTTATCCATCTTGCGCCTAGCCTTCTGGCGCTCCATGCGGTCTTCGTGTTCGCCGCGTTTCTTCTGCTGCTCGTACTCTTTCTTATACGGGCGAGGTTTCTTTGTGTATGGCATCAGTTTGCTCCGTTATGTGGGCATTCGGTTACTTGGCAGTGGCGTTTGCAAAGGCCCGATGGACGGGGGTTCCATACATCTACCTCAAACGCTTTCTCCATCTTAGCATAGTTTGCTAACCATTTGCTCCAAAGAAGTTGCTGTAAGTCAATTTCATATTCTGCTTTGACAAGGCTCTTAGCTATCACAAACAACAGACCTGCGTTCAGCTTTGTAACTTTCGGGTAGTGCTTGAAGATCGTCAGCGCCATCAACTCAAGCTGCCCTTTGTCGGCGTACTTGGCAGACTTGCCTGTCTTATAGTCGATGATCCAACCTACACCTGTTTCCTCGTCGATGATCGCAAGGTCAACAATACCACGGAACCATACATCTTTTGCAGAGAAGCTGCACGGTTCTAGGTCAGCGGTTAGGCCCAGCTTCTGCTCGACAATCTTCTTACCCGGCTTACGGTTTAGGGCATCTAGTGTCGGCTTGATGTAGTCAAACTTCTTGGGGATCGGCGTACCTTCACCGATGTAATCCTCACATGCCTTGTGAAAATCTGTACCATAGCGCATGGCATCAGTCTCTTTGAACGGATACTGCTTCAAAACCTTTTCGTGGTAGAACTGCTTGGGGCATTGCTCGAATGCTTTGATCCGACTGAAGGACCATGGCGCTGCTTTACTCATTCACAATCTCCGTATGATTTGCCCGTGCCGCTCTCGCAATCTACGGGTAGCCCCTCGGCCCAATCAGGTGTCCAACGCATACAACTCTCCACAAACGCTTGTGCTTCAGCGACCTCGGCGTCAGGTACACAGCATACGATAGAGTCATGCACAGTCAACACGACTTGATATTTCTTACTAATCTTTAGCATCTGTTCGCCTATGATGCACCTTGCTATTGCTTGGCACACGTTCTCTATAACCTTGCCGCCATATATTCTGGTGCGCCCTCTACGAGTTTTGTAGGTGTACTCCAGACCTTTCTCGCTCTGCTCCCCATGCAGTTGATCGTAGAAAATACTTAGGCCACTCGGCACAATCAGTGCTTGGTTGGCAGCGTCTACTGTAATAATACCCTTCCGCCCAAACTTAACCGCTCGGTTGTTGGCAAGCTGTTGCACCATATAGTTTGCATCGCGCCACCCCTTGCTGATCTTGTAGTTTGCATCGCGGTATATGTTTATGATCCGCCGGGCTTCATCAGGTGCTACCTCGTACCCAAACGTCTTTAGCTGCACGCCAAACTTCTCGGCACCCATACCGTACCCTGCGCCAAGGATCGTGGTCTTTCCGACGAACCGCTGATTTTTTGTAACGTCCTCTTCTTGGCATCCGTAGATACGCGCGGCCATCTTTATGTAAACATCTTCCCCTCTGGCAAACGCAGAGGTCAGATCATCTTGCCCTGTGAACCACGCCAATACCCTCGCTTCGATCTGAGAACTATCGGCTTCGACAACGGTGTGTCCTTCGGGAGCAATGATCGCCCTCTTTAACTTCTTACCGTTCATGCCACGGCTCGGTAGGTTCTGTAGGTTAATCTTGTCGGCACCGCCCCAACGACCAGTGTGCGCTGCGTAATATCTAACAGGTACTGGCAGCAGGCCACGTTTAGATATGCCTATAAACCTCTCGGTGCGTGTCTCCTCTAAGGTACTTTTGCTACCCAGACGTGCCGCCACCAAGGATTGTACCCGATCATCCTCATGTTCTTGCAGTGCCTTGAAGTCTTCATCCGACTTTGCAAATGCGTAAGTCTCTTTGCCTGTCGCAGGGCTGATCTTCATAGGCGGAATTACGCCTAGATCACGCAGCATGTCTGCAAACTTCGGGTTGGACATCAGGTCTTTCTTGTCCTCTATCCCTGCGTCTACCAACAACTTGTCCTTACGGTCACGGGTGTCCTCAAGGTGCTGCTCCAACAAGCCGAGGTCTAGATCAAGCACAGGATCAATAAACATTCGCAGGGTCAAATCAATTATCTTTAACTCTTGGCGGGGGAACTTAGCCCCCATCATCTTAAACAACTTGTATGTCAACTCTACATCGTTCTTGGCATACTCGCCGTACCGAGCCGCCTCTTCGGCGGTGAAATCGGCACGATGTTTACCCTTGGCATTGTGTACTTCGTGACCTTTGACGCCCACACCGTACCGTTCTGCTGTAGCTTTGAGCGACACACTTGTCTCCACGCCGTGCAGCGCACGTGCCATACACATAGTATCGAACCAAACCTTGGGCTTAACTCCATAGCGCCAGCTTAGTATAGCGCCATCAAACATCGTATTGTGACATAAGATGGCGCTACCAGAGAAGTCTATGTGTGATAGAAGACGCTCTATCAACGCCGGATCATTAACGTACTTAGTGGCCTTATCGTTCTTCTTGATCGCAAGGCCGATTACTTCAAAGCGTGGATCACGTACATACTCTTCGGTTGTGACCTTCGACAACGAATACTCTTGATCGTAGTACGTCTCAAAATCTAGCGTGTATACATCCATTAGCCTTTACCTGCTATCTCGCCACCACATGCCATGTAGCCACAGGCATCGACCCAGTTGTCGGGATGCTTCGGGTTCGACTTGATACGCGCGACCTTTAACAGGTTCATCATCACAGCTACATCAGTAGCATCGACTTTCACACCTAGATGTACAGACCAATACGCACCGATAGTGTTGAAGTTATCTTCCATGTTGCCGTGGTCAGACGCACGATCTTTTGTGACGTACTCCTTGGCTGTGTCCAAGATGTTTGCACGCGATACACCACCCGGATTTAAATCCGCATTATAATCCGTTTTCGGCATACCGTGTTTAGTCATCTCGTACACAGCACCCTCTAACACCTCTTTTGGTGTGCCGATCTTACTCATCAGCGCGTGAACGTAGTTGTACGACGATTTAGTAGCCGTAGCGATTTCGCGGGTTGTGGCCTTCGGGTGTCTGATCTTGTACGCCCAGATTTTGTCCGCTTTACTCTTCTTAGCCATGTCATTCTCCATTATATATTGACACCTTGTTTCCGCAGGTTTGCGGTAAACTCTCGTAGTTCCCCCCTCGCGCGTTGCAGGTCTTGCCGCACGTTGGGGTGTTGCTCGACGCGATTAACCTCGCGCTCGTATTTATTAACTTCGTTTCTTAGGAACCTAAGTTCCGCTCGCTGCTGCAAGTTCAGTGCTTCGTCACCCATTGCCCAACCCTTTCGGCCTTGCTTTCGGACGTATAGACGAACTCGCTTGATCTGATTGAGTGCAGTTCATGTGGACATCTTTTCGGTTGTCGTAGATAACAAGCAACGCATCAGACCTAAGAACCTGCTCACATTTAGCATAGTTCTCAAACCAAATCTCACTCCGCATATCCATGTCTTGCAGCGGGTAATATATTAGCAAGGCAGTAAAAAATTCCATCACCACCGTTCCCCAAACACTTTGCGAAACGCATCGTCCAAAATCTTTTCTATGTCTTTCTTACTCATCACGTTCTCCTCTCATCCACTTTATGTCCCTTAGTAGTTCGGACTTTTCTTTGGTTAACTTCTCTAGTTTCTGGGTTAACCTTGCAATCTCAGTGCGCTGAATAGCTATCTTGCTTTGCAGCTTCGCGTTTTCTTTATTCATCATCCAACTTTTTTGTAGGTAGGTTATGGCGTTTCTTTATTTTAGAGACGGTGTGCTGACTGATCTTCAGCACTTTAGCTATATCCTTCTGGTGTATCTTGTTTTGTAAGAACATATCTATTTTCTTAACAATCTCTGGATTGTCTGAAGCGCCACTGCTAGGACGCATAGCTCCAAACGCGGCACTCCTCCTTCGCGCTTCTTGTACCTTATGGCTAGGCATTTGATCTTCTGATTTAGCCAACTGCTGCATACAGAAACCGTATGCCTTTTCAAAACTAACTCCATGCAGCATAAGTTGTTTTACTCTGCTCAAATCCACAACTATTATTCCTCCAAACATTTTTTGACATCTGCAATATTGTCTTCGTTGACAACCATCGCAATTCCACCTGCCACTTCGATGTCCTGCAAGTTCTTTTCCTGTAAAGGTGTTGGCTTATTCTTGCCCGCCTTGCATTCGATCCCGATAAAACGACCACCGTGGCACACGATTATATCTGGTACACCACTTCGACCAAATCCCCCCGTGACAGGGTAGAAATAGTATGCGCCATGTTCTTTGAGTACGGCAACAATTTTCTTTTTAACTTTGGCTTCGGGTGTCATAGGCTTCCTCGTAGTAACTGGCTTCGATAAGTGGGTAGGGCGGCGAACCGCCCCCAAGGTAGTGAGCCACTACCTAGTCGTAGTAGACCCAATAAGTATTACTATCTATTCGGCGACCCACGCCCTCGACTGGTTCTGTCGGCGGCGTTCCATTGGTCAACATCAAGACAGCTACCCTCTCCTGTACCCACATAGGTGTGTCGTGTATACTGTCATATAAC